GTACTTTGTGGCCGGCGAGTGGGTCTGGGGCCCGACCCTTGGGCGCCGCCTATACAAAGCGTTCTGGCAGGCCGAGCCGGTCGGGCACCCCGTGGCCTGGGTCCGAGGCGTGGCAAAGCAGCTGGCACTGAACCGACATGTCCCGGTTCTGGCAGAGCTTGCTGACCGCGTATTCTCATTGACCCATGGACCGATCACGGAGCAAAGGGCCGACGAAAACAAGCCCTGGACTTGCAGAGCGGCACCGACACAGGCATGGGGGCAGGAGACCCTCGTGTACCTAGCTCGTCGGTACCGCGTGAGCGTCCAGGCAATCCTGCACGACATCTCTCTTGTGCATCAGATCCAGAGGGTGCCGTGTATTGTAGACTTCCCCTTCCTCAACGCCTGCGTGTCGCAGGACGATCTGTGAGGGGGCAACCCAAGGGCTTGGTGATTTAAAAAGAGACGGTTAAGTCCGCCCGACCCCGGGGCAGCAGCCCCTTTCACCTCAGGCAACTCGCCTCATCTTTCTTTGCTTACGTAGCCACAGAGATGCAAAGACAGCGAAGGGTACAGTTGGCGGGTGCCGGTCGTAAGCGTTTGACCAGCATGAATGAAATCGCACGGGTCATCGCATTACCGCATGAAAATGCACCCATCCGCTTTCCTACGTACCCTAACCTTGCCAGAACCGCCACAGTGTCTTTGGAGTACAACGCCACAACGGAAAGCTCGAGCTACGGCTCTCACTACCGGAGGTACGTGCTCACGCGTGACGCTGGCTGCCCTCTCTGGTACGACATAAAATCGTCCTTGGTTGGCTCCTCCACTCCGCCCTCCTTAGGGTATGTGACGAATGTGGTTGAACCGGCGTCACCGAACCTCGGTCGTCCGTACCAGGAGATCTATGCGTCATCGGGGAACTCGCCCCTCGGCATCCTTGACGGTGAGGAGGCGCGATTCATGTACGCACCAGCGGAGCAAATTTCGCCAACTTCGGTTGGGCCTTGCACTTATGCTGTCCTCACGAATGTAGGTACTACTCTGATCCTGTCGCTGAAGTTCTACCAGCCGAACGGGCAGACAGTAATACATGACGTGACCGTGGCCGGCACTACACCCGTGGCCCTTCCTTTTGGTGGTGGTTTCTTTGAGGTTGTGCATGCACACACAGTCACTACGGGCCCGTTAGTCCGCATCATCTTCTACGTCCCCGCAGATAAGAAGATATTGATGCCGGCCTTTCGCCCGCTGGAGGCTGATGTCTCTCACGCCCCCTACGATGACTGCCGCGTCAATGCGAGTTCGCTTCTGCTAACTAATGTCTCACGGGTTCAAGTTAAGCAGGGCACTGTTCTCGGTGCCAGGCTCCAGCGGAATGATGTCAAACCCTGGTCTTGGGGCCGAGATGACCTCTCTTTGGTCCACCCTTCTGAGAGGTTCTTCAGTTCCTGCGAGTACGGCGTTTACACTTTCACATCACCCGGTCAGGCTGACTCTACCTTCCGGCATGCCGTGGCGTTCACTCGATCCATGACCAATCTGGATCCGACCGCCATGACATACGGGGACACCCTTGCCAGGCCGGTGGTGCAGATTGGAGACGATGAGTACTTCAACGCCGTCTATATTGAAGAGGAGAGCAGTGTGGATGAGACAGTCCTAGCCGTCACTTGTGACCTTCACATTGAATTTCGGACTACCTCATCGCTCTTCACGATTGGGATTTCAGCCCTACCCCTAGAGACGTATCATGCAGCCTTGTTGGCGGTCAACACCACCGGGTTCTTCTTTGAGAACTCCACACACTGGGCTTCACTGGCTGGTCTGCTCTTAAAGGGGCTGAACGCCGCACTGCCGATCGTCGCCCCGGAACTCGCTGGTCCGGCTCGGGCCCTCGGGACGGCGGCCGTCGCTGGTTACAGGGCCGGTAAGGCCCTGATCTCGAGTGTGCGGCGGAAGCCCATTTCCATGCCGCAGAAGCAGATGGTGCTCCCCACTAGGGGGCGTGCACCACGCAGGCGGCGGACGCAGAAACCTCGAGTTAAGCGCAACTGATGAGCCGTCGTGGTTGTCGGCGAAAGCACTCAGGAGAGGCG